ATCAATTGAATAGTTGGATGCAGGTGGCCAAAGAAGACCCGCGCACTGGGCGCACATATTTTGACTTTAAGCGGGTAAAAGGCCGCGCCGACCACCTTTACGACTGCGAACGAATGCAGATAGTTTGCGCCGCAATGGCGCAATTGATCGGTCAAAGCACGCAACCAGTCGATGAAAGCCAATAGCGTATTGACAAGCGATTAAGCATGACTAATTTAGAACACTGACGAGATGAATTCCGAGGGCAAACAACTATGAGTAACGAAACCTTTAAAAATCCCACATGCCGCAAGGCGATGAAACTAACACCGCGACCAAACTCGGATTTGTCCGCATCGGCTGGTTCTGTGCCGCCAATAATACTGCCACCACTGCCCAAAAAGGAAACACTGCAAGCTCCAGAACGTCGAGAGATTCGCGGATACACTGCGGCTCAGATGATGGACTACGCCGCCGCTGCCGTTTCTGCCACATGGGAACAGAACAGGGAGAACAGTCACCGCGAGCCTAGCGAGTCTGTTGACTGATTCGGGATGTTCTCTTTTCTCTTAAACTTGACACAAGCGCGCATAATAATGCGCGCTTTTATTTTTTCAGTTTGGGTCCACGTCGGCAAGACGACCGCCGGCACCATTTCGGCGATCGAGCAACTTGCCGCGAATCAATACACTACCGCCGAGCAGGGCGGGCGTTACGTCGTGTCTGCCACCGTGCAGGGCAAGTCGTTTACATACGAAATGCCAGAAGGTCAGAGCGGGGCGTCATTTTTGGAAATGGTCCGCGAGTCATGGCGTATGCTCAACATTGGAGGCGCTAGTGGCGGCGAAATGACCGACGCCGAGCTAAGGGCGTATTTACTAGACGAGGCGGGACAAGTCACCGACCGCACCGTCGCAGCGTTCACAGCTCAAGCGAGGTACTAAGACTATGGCAGCGAATCCGATCAAAACTTTCTCGAAGAAAATGGCCAACGCGTGGAGCACAGTATGGTCAAATAATCGCGTATATCCGACCGCATCGACGAGCCCGCAACGCGAGACGCAAGGCAATTTTAACGGCGATTTGCTCGACTTAATGAGCCGGCACAAGACGTTGCTACTGCGATCCGACGCGCGATACATTTATACAAGCAACTCGACAGTAAGCGGCGCCGTGAAACAAAAGGGAGGCAAAGTTTACGGCGAGTCGTGGCGCTTTCAATCGCATTCCGAGGACAAAGAATTTGTCAAAAAAGTTGAGGCGGACATGGCGAGCATCGACGGATTACTCGACATTCGAGGCCCGGCGTTCTCGTTCCGCCGCAATGTGAAGATCGAATCGAAGTCGCTCGACGTGGACGGCGATTATTTCGTCTTGCTCACTGAAAACAAAAACGGTTTTCCGCGTTTGCAATATCTTGAGGCGCATCGAATTGGATGCTCGCCGTATGATACCAGCGACCGAGTGGAATCCGGCACGTATCGCGGTCTAAAGATCAAGAACGGCATTATTTACAATGAATACGGGACCGAGGTTGCGTATCGTGTGATTACCGAAAACGGCGACGATCACATGGACGTTTCAGCACGCGACATGGTTCACGTCGTCGATCCAGATTGGTTTTCTCAAGGTCGCGGCGTTCCAGCGATTGCATCCGGGATGCTAGACTGGTATGACTTGGCCGAGGTGCGCGACTACGAGAAAATCGCGCAGAAAGTAAACGCGGCAATCACTCTAAAAGAGAAAAGCGAGACAGGCACGCGCGATATGGGGCGCTCCATCATCAACGGGCAATACGGTTCGACGCAGGCGCCGTTCCAATCCGAGTTGCTTGCCGGCGGCACGATTCGCCACCTTAAAAACAGTGCATCACTAGAGGCGCACGAATCCAGCCGACCGAGTGAAGGATTTTTAAAGTTCAGCGACAAAATCGAGGCCGGTGCATTCCTCGGCATGGAATGGCGTCGTGAAATGCTCGACTCAAGCGCCGTTGGTGGCGCAGGAGTGCGAGCGTTCCAGCGCGATATTAACGACTCTATAAACGACCGTTTCGAGTGCATTGCACGCTTTAAAAAGCGCATGGCGCTCTACGTCATCGCCAAACGAGCGAAGCAGGGAATTTATACGCTACCGGATGACTGGTACAAGTGCAGCTTTACGAAGCCGCGCGAGTTTACCGTCGACGATGGCAACTCACGCAAGGCGGACCGCGACGACATTCGAGCGGGCGTTGCAAGCGTGCCGGAAATCCTAGCGCGTCGCGGACACGACCCGATCGAGTTTACACGTAAGAACGCGGAGTATTTGCAGAAGTCGGACGCAATCGCCGATGAGTTTGGCATTGATCGCGTTCGACTTGGCACCTCTTTAATGCCCGGCGATGTAATGCCGGACGACGACAACGAAACCAACCAAAACGAGGAAACTTGACACAATAACCCTACTTAATATGGACACTCAAAACAAATGGTTCGCAATGAGCCGCAAGACCGACGCGGAGGGCAAACAGTCCACCGAGGCCGAAATCTCTATCGACGACAATATCGGCGGATGGGGCATTACGGCCAAAGACTTTATTGACGAACTGACCGCACTCGGCGACGTTGAGACAATTAACCTGCGCGTTCAATCCGGAGGCGGTTCCATCGTCGAGGGCAATTCCATCTATAACGCATTGAAGCGGCACAGCGCGCGAATCGTTACGCATATCGACTCAATGGCCGCCTCTATGGGTTCAGTCATTGCAATGGCCGGCGACGAGGTTCACATGGCCGCAAACGGCTTGTTTATGATCCACAACCCTTGGACTGGCAGCATCGGCGACGCCGAGCAACTACGCGCCGACGCCGACTTGCTCGACAAGATGGGTAACAACATCCGCAACAGCTACGACCGCTCGAATTTGAGCGCGGAAGAGTTGCAGTCGGCAATGGATGCGACTACTTACTACACGGCCGAGGAAGCACTTGAAGCCGGATTCATCGACACGATTGAAGGCGCCAACCTTGCCGCCGCTTCGATTGGCGACATGGAAACACTCAAGGACTTTGCAAGTGTTCCACAAGCGAAGATCGACGGAATCAAGATTGAATGTCAAGCACGTCAAATCGAATCGCTCAACGCGAAACTCAAGGACCGCGACGGGCAAGTCGAATCACTTGACGCGAAGGCGATCGAGCTTGCTGACGACATTAAAGCGCGCGAGTTGATCATCGCAGAGAACGATCAAACGATTGAAACAATGAAATCTGAACACGCCGACGCGATTGTCAAAGCGACCGAGCAAACTTCGCAAGCGATTGCCGACAAAGCCGCCGAGCTTATGGCCGAGGCCGGGCATCCACCGATTCCGGACGAGCCGAACGCAAACCAGATCGAACCAAGTTCTAACCAAATGACCGAAAAAGAATTCTGGGACGAATACCGTGCATTCGATGAGCGCGGCGACCTCGCAGGCAAAAATACATTCTACAACGAGAACAAGCACGTTCTTGGCAAATAATCACCACCACCAATAACCAAACCAAACTATGGCTAATACAATCGCAGGCGTTAATCTCGCCGAAATCGCGCAAGAAAGCTTGAATGGACTTCAAACTCTATTCGCTCCGCTTGCCGCACTAACAACCGACTTTTCCGACGATATTCGTAACGCCGGCGAGTCTGTAACTACCCGTTACCCTACCAAACCAACCGCCGCCGATATGTCGGCAGGATACAAGACAGCCGCCGCTGATGTCGCGATGACATCCGCCACAATCACGCTCGATACGCACTACGGATTCACATACGGCTTTACCGACGTTGAGCGTAGCAAGTCCAGCATCAACCTAAACAACCTCTTTATTCAGCCTGCATTGCAAGCGTTGGGCGATAAGGTATTTGGCGACGTGTGGAATCTGATCACAGCGGCAAACTTCGCAACAAGCTCGACAATCACAGCGGCAAACTTTGACCGTGACGACTTGGTTGACCTTGGCGCCACATTGACCGACACGAAGAAAGCGAGCCAAATGGATCGCGCCATCTTCATGAATCCGACCTATTACGCTTCGCTTGTTAAGACTCTTAACAGCGCAGAGTTTCCGGGCATGGGTTCAGATAAGGCCGAAGCAAACGTGCCGCGTGTCGCTAAGTTCGACAGCTACGAAACCGACATTGCAGACGCAAACGGCGAGAACCTCGCAGCGTTCGCCTTCCAAAAGAATTCGCTTCTTATGGCAGGCCGCACCGTTGACAACGAAATGGCCCGCGAAGCTGGCATCGAAGTTGAAACGGTTGTCATTCCCGGACTTGGCTTGCCGGTTCAGTTCCGCCGTTGGTATGACTCAGAGGGCGTTCTTTACTACAACTGCAACCTTCTTTACGGAGTTGCAAAGGGCGTTGACTACGGCGTTCGCGTAACAAGCGCATAACCTTAACTTGAGCGGCGCATTTAGGTGCGCCGCTCTTTTAACCTTTCAAAAAATATGGCATTTAAAGCATCAATCACAATTCACAAATCGCCGAAAGGTAAATTGACAGTTCTTGAGGCATCGGAAGATGCAGACAAGTGCTTACAGTCTTTTATCGGATGCAAAGAA